AGATGAAAACTCTAATGAGCAAATTAAATTTACAACAACTGGATCAGCTGTTAATGAATTTACAATAGCAAACGCAGGAACAGGTAATGCACCTGTAATATCTGCAACTGGTGGAGATGCTAATATTGATTTAAACATTACACCAAAAGGTTATGGAAGAGCGACTTTCAATGGCCAAGGAAAAATTCAAAGTGTTGCAGAAAAAGTTACAAATGCTGCAATTGCAGCTACAGGTACAATTGCTTATGATGTTCTTACACAAGCAGTTTTAAACTACACATCAGATGCAGGAGCTAACTGGACTTTAAATGTTAGAGGAGATGGCTCAACATCTTTAGATTCTATCATGGACACAGGTGAATCAATAACAGTTGCCCACATTGTAAAACAAGGTGGAACAGCTTATTATAATTCAGCATTTCAAATTGATGGATCAAGTGTTACTCCAGAATGGCAAGGCGGCGCAGCACCAACAGGTGGTAACATTAACTCATTAGACGTTTATTCATATACAATTATTAAAACTGGTTCATCAACGTTTACAGCGTTAGCATCACAAACACAGTTTGCGTAATAAATTAGGAGGAGAAAGATTATGCCACTATTAGGAACTTTTGGAGCAGGATCCGCAAGAGGATTAGGTTTAACATCCGGAGGAGCAGTTGTTTACGAAGTTAATTATTTAGTTGTTGCTGGCGGTGGCGGCGGCGGAGCTGGCGGTGGCGGAGGAGCGGGAGGTTTTAGAACTTCTGAAGATTCTTCTCTTATGGAATTAGAAGCTGGCGATTATACAATTACAGTCGGTAGTGGCTCAGGACCTGTTCCAGGAAATGACAGTGTACCAAGAGGGGGAAATTCAGTTTTTAATACTATCACGTCAACAGGCGGTGGTGGATCAGGATATTATAACCCCGAAGAAGATGGTGGAAGTGGTGGAGTCCAAAGCGGTGCCGGCAACACTCCTCCAGTTACTCCTTCTCAAGGTAACGACGGTGGACCACAAATTCAATCTGGTGGCGGCGGAGCTAGCCAAGATGGACAAGATAGTAGTCCAGGTGGCGGAGCTGGCGGAAATGGAAGAGATAGTTCTGTATCAGGTTCTTCAGTAGAATACGCTGGCGGTGGCGGTGGCGGAGGCTACATTCCAAATCCAGCACCAGGACCAGCACGAGACGGCGGTGGAGCTGGTGGTAGTAGAACCGGCGCAGGATCTAATGGAACTGATGGTAAAGGCGGCGGTGGCGGCGGAATGGGTCAAGATGGCTCTCCTCCAAATGGTAAAGGTGGTAGCGGTGTTGTAATCGTTAGCGCTCCAGCAGACGCAACTTTATCTGTTTCACCAGGAACAAATAGTACAGGAACTGCTCCAGGAGGACAAAAATTAGCAACATTTACAGTGTCGGGGACACTAACAATATCGTAATGGCAACTTTTGCAAAATTAAAACCAAGTAACAATGTTGTTCTTGATACAATAAAAGTTGGCAATGATGTGCCAACGTCTAATGGTCCTTTAGGTGAAAATGACATGCATGTTGATGGAGAAACTTATTGCACAAATACTTTTGGTGGAATTTGGAAACAATGTTCAGAAACAGGTGCATTTAGAAAACAAAATGCAGGCGTAGGTGACACCTACGATGCTGTTAAAGATAAATTTATTAGACCTCAACCACATGCTTCATGGACAATAGATTCTAATGATGATTGGCAAGCTCCAGTAACAAGACCAACAGATGAAAGTCTAGTGGTAAGTGATACTGTAATATTAAGATGGCCCTATTGGAATGAAGAAAATTATAGATGGCAAAGCGATAATGTTTTAGAAGACCCAATGGTTGCTTATCATTGGGATACAAATACAAACGCTTGGGTTATTAGTTAATCTTTACTTTTTAATTATTATAGGTTAAATATATTTCATAAGAAAGATTATGAATATAGTAAATTTATTTCCAACACCAGTATGTGTTAAGTATTTAAAACCTTTATCTAAATTAATTTTACAAAAAATTTTAAAACATAAAACAAAACCTGATTGGCAGTTTAATGTTTTACAAAGTCAAAATACATATATCTTAGAAGAAAAATTTCTTAAAAATTTAAAAAAACAAATTGATTCTTTTATTCAAGAATACGTTGATGAAATAATAAAACCAAGAAAAAATTTAAAATTTTATATAACTCAATCTTGGTTAAATTACACAGGTGAAAAACAAATACACTACCCACACTTTCATCCTAACTCAATTATATCTGGAGTTTATTATATAAATGCAGATCCGAAATTAGATTTTATCTTATTTAAAAAAAATGTTTACGATCAAATAAAGATATATCCTTCAAAGTTTAATGTACATAATTCTGATACTTGGTGGATACCAGCTGCTACAAACAAACTTATTTTGTTTCCTTCTTCTTTAATGCATGAAGTAGGTAATGTTAAAAAAACTTACGGTAAAAGAATAAGTTTAGCTTTTAATGTTTTTGTAAAAGGAGACTTAGGTTCAAAACAAACTCTAACTGAATTAAAAATATGAACATACTAGGGTTACAAAAAAATCACAATTCATCTGTCGCCTTATTTTGTGATTATAAATTAGTTTATTATAATCAAGAAGAAAGATTATCTAAAATAAAAAACGACAGTTTTTTTCCATTACATATTTTAAATGAAATAAAAAAATTAAATATTAAAATAGATAAAGTAGTTGTTACAGGATACAACACTATTGATGCTCATACTATTTATGGGTATATGTATAAAATAGGTTTAATTGATTCTGTTTATGAAAATACCTTTCATTTTTATAAATCACATCATTTAGTTCATGCTGTAAAAGCAATGTACTCCTCTAATATGGAAAAAGCATTAATATTAGTGGCAGACGGAAGAGGCTCTACTTATTTACTAGATAATGGAAAACAAGGGCATGAAATTTTTTCTGTTTACAACGGCAGTATAAAAAATGGATTTGATTGTTTATATAAAAGACTACAAACAACTTTAGAAGGTCATGGAGCTAAAGCAAGACCAGAAGAAATATATGGTTTTGATTTTGTTAAACCCGCAATTACACTTAAGGATTTTAAAAATTTTGATGTAGATCATAGACCTGTTTCTGGAGCATTCTATAGTAGGATAACAAATCATCTAGGTTTTAAAACAAACGATGAAGGAAAATTAATGGGGTTACAATCTTATGGAAAACCAAACAAAAGAATAAAAGAAATATTATCACAAGATGATTTATTTAATAATAAAAATGAAAGAAGTGATAAAGTTAATTTTTCTCCAAACCTTGAAAAATATCCAGAACTTTATTATCATAAAAAATTAGGCTTTAAGCAAATTCATTATGACATAGCATACGAAGCACAAAAACAATTTGAAAAACAAATGGTTGAAATATTAGACAAATGTATAACTAATCAGAAAAATATAATTATAACAGGAGGTTGTGGTTTAAATGTAGTATTTAATTATCGACTTAGAAAAGCACTACCTAAAGATATTAATTTATATATTGATCCGTTATGCGGCGATGAAGGTAACAGTATAGGTGCAGCCATAACATATGGTAAATACTGTGGAGAAAGAAATAATTTTGACAGTATTTATTTAGGGCCAAAGCCTAAGTACAACATTGAAAAAGGAAATGATAAAATAGAAGATGTTGTAAAACATTTAGTTGATAAAAAAATAGTAGGACTTTATCAAGGCAGTGCTGAAGCGGGGCCTAGAGCTTTAGGAAACCGATCATTATTACTAGATCCTAGAATTAAAGACGGTAAAGATATAATGAACAAAGTTAAAAACCGAGAATGGTTTAGACCGTTTGGTGCATGTATTCTTGAAGAAGAAGCAGACAAATGGTTTGACATGGCAGGTTTAAAAAATTCTCCATACATGCTGTATGCTGTTGAAGCTTTAGAAGGTGTTAAAAAAAAAATACCAGCAGTTATCCATGTTGATAACACCTGTCGAATACAGACAGTTAACGAAAAACAAAACCCTGTTTTGTATAACTTACTAAAACAATTTAATCAAAAAACTAATATTCCAATATTAATGAATACTTCTTTTAATTTAGCAGGGGAAACTCTTGTAGAGACACCAGAAGATGCTCTTGAAACTTTTAATAAGTCTGATATAAATTGTATATACTTTGCCGACATAGAAAGGATTTATCAATAATGCATTTAAAACATAACGTATGGTTTTTTAAAGATGTTTTAGATAAAAAATGGTGTAACAATTATATAAAAAAATATAAAAACAAAGGTTTTAAAACTGGAAAAGTTGGTGGTGATGGATCTAAAATTACAGCACAACAAAATAAAAAAAGAAGAAATTCTTCTGTAGCTTTTATTACAGAAAAAGAAGCGTATGAAAAAATAAATCCATACATACAGAAAGCTAATAAAAATGCAGATTGGAATTTTGAAGTTAGTTGGAACGAGGACATGCAGTTTACTAGATACACAAAAGGACAATACTATAATTGGCACATGGATATGTGGCATAGACCATATACTAACCACAGACACATCCAATACGAAGGTAAAACAAGAAAACTATCTTGTAGTGTTTTATTAAACGATCCCAGCGAATACAGTGGAGGAGATTTAGAAATAGGAAATACCAATAACGTTGATACTAGCCTTGAAGAAAATAAAGTAAACTTAAAACAATATAATTTAGGACAGGGTTCAATTATTGTTTTTCCTGGATTTATATGGCACCGCGTAACTCCAGTAACTAAAGGAACAAGATATAGTTTAGTAATGTGGACTTTAGGAAAACCATATGTTTAGTAAAAATAAATATCAAATATGTAAAAATATAATTAGTAAAGAACTAGCTAATTTTTTATTTAATTATTTAAGAATGAAAAAACAAACTTTTTATTCTTTAAAAAGATTAGGCATAAATAATAAACTGTTGGGCGTTGATGGTGACGAACAAGCACCGGGAAGCTATTCTTGTTATTCAGATATTGCTATGGAAACATTATTAGCGGCTACTAATGAAACACTAGAGAAAAAAACAAAACTTAAGTTATCCCCTACCTACACATACACTAGGTTATATAAAAACGGAGATCAATTAAAAAAACATAAGGACAGATTTAGTTGTGAAATTTCGGGTACTTTAAATTTAGGTGGTGACATGTGGCCCATATATCTACAAGACATTAAAGGAAAAGAAATTAAAGTTAAATTAAATGCAGGAGATGCCTTATTATATTCTGGAACTATTTTACCTCACTGGAGAAAACCTTTTGAAGGTTATATGTGTGGACAAGTGTTTTTACATTACAATAACAAAGCAACAAAAGGTTGGGATAAAAATCTTTTTGATAGCAGACCTCATTTAGGCTATCCATTTAAAACATGATAAAAATTTTAGATAATTTTGTACCTTTAAATATACAAAATAAATATATTGAATTATTAAACAGTGAAGAAATTGCATGGTTCTTTATGAAAGATTTAGTTGTTAAAAAAAATAATATAAGTTTTAAAAATGAAGACATAACAGACACGTTTGCTATGGTGCATATATTGTTTGACAATCAAGGAATAAACTCAAAATTTTATAGACTATTCTCATCAATATTAAATTTTTTTTGTGTAAAAGAAAAAATAAAAATTAAAGATATGATTAGAGTAAGGATAAGAAGAACTTTTCAAACTAAAGATCACTCAAAAGAAAAATATAATGTGCCACACATAGATGTTAAAGAACATCTACCTTACAAAACTTTATTATATTATGTAGATGATTCTGACGGCGATAGTGTTTTTTTTAAAAACACTATATCTGATAATATATTACTAGATACGAATGCTGTGATAGATAAAAAAATATCTCCTAAAAAAGGAAGAGCTATATATTTTGATGGTAATATATATCACTCTGGAAATTGTCCTGTTGATTATAATAAAAGAACTGTTATAAATTTTGACTTTAAAGTATGAAAGATTTTATAAAAAAACATTTAACTAACGTTAAACAAGCTACTAAAAAACAAAAAGAAAAAGAACTCTGGGATGTAGTTGGTATATTAAAAAACAGATTAAATGAAAAATTAAAATACGATCTTAGGCCATATGACACAGATAACCAAGGACGAGACGTAAAACCATTAACCAATAGATCTAAAGCAGATAAAATTGTTTTTGAACAAAAAGATAAATGGGTAATCGTTGAAGCAGTAGAGTTACATGGTTTTATTATTACACACAGGTTAAAAGAAATTAATCTAGATGAAATTATTGATGCGTTAGAATGGAATATAAATATAAACAAATAAAAAATTTTCTTGATCAAGACACCTTTAACAAAATTCAAGAAATAATGTTATCAGATACCTTTCCATGGTTTTTTCATGAATTTCAAACTTCAGGTAAAAAAGATACTTTTTTTATGGGACATAATTTTTATCACGACCATCAAAAAAATTCTGTGTATTATGATTTAGTTATAGAACCTATACTTAAAAAACTTAAACCAAATATGATTAGTGAAATAAGAGCTAATTTATTATTTAAAACAAAAAAACATATGCAATCTGACTTTCATTTAGATAAAACTTTCTTTTGTAAAACAGCTATATTTTATATTAATACGAATAATGGATACACTTTACTTAAAGATAATACTAAAATTAAAGTAGAAGAAAATAAACTGTTAATTATAGATACAAAAACATATCATGCTGCAGTAACTGCAACAGATACGGACAGAAGGGTTGTAATAAACTTTAACTATTTATGAAAAATTTAAAAAGTTATATACTCCATTTAAATAAATGGATTCCTAAAAATATTTTAAATGTTACTATTAAAGAATTAACAAAAGAAAAAAATTGGGAACAACATAAGTGGTCCTATTCAAAAGAATTTAAAAAACAATCTAAAAATGGTAATAAGGAATTAGATGTCTGTAATGGAAATAGCTTAACACATCTTAAAGATTTACATCATTTAACTTGGAAAGCTTTAGAAAAATATATTCTTATTGATAAAATAGGAGGAGAAATTTTTAATGGTTGGAAAGGTTTTAGTAAAATTAGATTTAATAGATATAAAAAAAACCAAATAATGTCTAAGCATTGTGACCATATACATGGTTTGTTTACCGGAGAAATTAGAGGTATCCCTATACTAAGTATCATAGGAGTTTTAAATGATGATTATATGGGAGGAGATTTTATTATGTTTAATGACTATAAAATAAAACTTAAAGCTGGAGACTTAATTATATTTCCATCAATTTTTATGTACCCGCATTTAATTAAACCTATAAAAAAAGGAACAAGATACTCATTTGTATCTTGGTGTTATTAATGAAAACTATAATACTAGAGTCCTATGGATTCCAGGATAAGTTTAAACACCATGATTTAATTCAAGATCAATTAATTAATTTTTTAAACAGAGCTGCAAATGATTTTGATTGTCATCCTAAAGATAAAATTGATTATTTAGATTGGCAGAAAAGCACAGACATGGATAGAAAATGGGTAAAGTTTATAAAACCTTTATTAGAAAAACATTTTTTAAACTGCATTAAAAATTTAAAGTTAAACACTGTACATATTAGAAACTTATGGTTTCAAAAATATAAAAAAGATGGGGTACATAACTGGCACATTCATGGTAATAATTATACAGGAGTATATTATTTAAAATTTCCTAAACACTCTACTAAAACACAATTAGTTAACAAACAAAAAATATTAGAAATAGATGCTAAAGAAGGAGACATAGTTATTTTTCCTAGTTTTGTAGTGCACAGATCACCTAAGATAACTGAAGACATAGAAAAAATTATTATATCATTTAACCTAGATTTTGATACACTTGAGGAGGATTATAAAGTATGAAATTTGCATTAAGAATTGAAAAAGAAATAAAAAGATCAACTTGCCTCTATGGTTTTGACTTTGATAATTTTGATGGAACAGATTTTATAGAAATAATAGATGATGTATTAAAAAACAATTCTAAATGGAATTACAATAGTAATGTTAAGGGAAAAAGAAC